ACATCACGGCGACTTGCGTCACTCATAATCCTTTTGTATTTAGCGACTTCTCTTTCTTTTAGAAGTCCGTTGTCCCATACCCATTCTTTACCTTCCATGATTCCGTTGACGAAAGCATCAGGTGCAGATGGATCTGCAACAATATCTGCGGCTGTTGTTAACATGAAGTCATCACAAACTACGTTGCAATCTTCACGTTTATCAATGCTTCCCATGCCACGAGAGGAAACACCTAGTTGAACACCTTCTCCTAGAAGAGACTTGGCAATGTTACCCATTGGTGTGTCAAGGACTTGTGCCTTGCCAATAAAGTTATTACCTTCTGCACGGAGACTTGTAATCCTATGAGACACTCTATCAAGATTAATAGTAGGTCCGTCTGGATGTCCAAGTTCACCAAGAGCACGTTTTGATTTTACATACTCCTCGTTGTATCTCTTAACCTCACGGTCAAGAACACCAAAAGGATACATACGACCATTACGGTTCTTTAGTTCTGATTGTAAGAAAACACCTTCAATGTAGAGAAGTTTTTTTCCATTCTTCTCTTCAGTAATAAGTTTGACGTCTTCAATCTGTTCCGTTATCAGTTTCATTGCTTGGAATCTCTGTCTTGGTTGGTTCATCAAAGAATGTATTAGCAACCACTTGTTTGTAATCTGCCATTGCTTGAGAAGCCTTGCCAAATAACATATCGTGAATTGCGTCAATCGCACTTGCTCTTTCGTTATTATCAATTTTGTTGATAATATCTACAGCACCAAGTTCTTTGTTATTTTCAGTTTTGTCTGTCATGATACAATATAACTATTCTATTTATTATTATTAGTTGGTTTAGATGCGGAAGGAGGTTCTTTAGGTCTGCGTTTCTCCTTATCTAGTTCTCTTTCTACAGCATCATCTGCTTGTTGTGCTTGAATCTCAGGTTGAAAAGCAGTGTTCTGACGATCCATAGTGTCAAATGTATTGACATCTTGAGGATCCATAACAAGACCTTGATCAATTTCTTGTCTCATTTGCTTATCCATCTCTCTAAAGTCTTTGTCCTTCTGACCTAAGATGTGACGACGAACATGCTCAATAGAGAAATACTTTCCTACAAATGGATCCATTTGTGTAACTGTCATCATTCTCTGATTCATCATTTCAATATTTTTTAATTCATTGAAGTGATTATCAAACAAGAAGTCATATTGTATATGCTCCTTCATGTCATCCCAGTCTTCTGGAGCAATAATTCCTTTAAGAATTAACTGAGTCTTAAGCATGTCTTGGAACATCTCGCTAAATCTCTTGCGGAGACGACCAATAAACTTAGTAAACTTAAGTTCGTCACGGAGAACCTCTGTTGTCTTACCTAGATTAAATCCTTTGTTGTCATCTGTAAGACGTGATGGAGGTAGGTTTAAACTGTTAAATAATTTCTTTTTAAAATACTCAACATCCTTAAGTTCACCTAAGTTTTGACCACCTGGCAATGTAGTAATTTCAGTTCCTCTACCACCTTCTCTACGAGGTAACCAGAAGTCCTCAAGCATACTCATATGCTTTTTATCGTCACGCATCTCACCAGTACTAGCGTCATAAACTAATTTGTTTCTGTAACGTGCCATGACGTCACGGAGATATTGTTCTGCTTTTACTTTTGGTAAATTACCTACATCAATATAAAATATTCTACGCTCTGGTGCACGAGAAAGTCTGTATATAACTAGAGAGTCTTCAATCATTCTAAGTTGATTGAGAGACTTAATTGCCTTGTTTAAATCTTGTAATCCTGATGGGCAGAATGTAATAGAGTCTATTGCCATCTTCACACCTTTGGATAAAGACATGTCTCCAATAGGTCCTAAAACTCCACCTTTGTAAAAACCTTTAGGGTTATAGAGATAATAATCTACAAATGTTCCGTACTCATATTCTAATGCAGTACCTTTTATTTGTTGTTGTCCAAAAGAATCTTTTGGTTTATCGTTAATTTTTTGACGAACTTTCTTGATCTTCAGTGGATCAATGTATCTAAGTTCTGTAATACCTTTCTTTGGATTATCTAGATCTATAACCTTATGATAAAATAATCTACCATCAATATACCAAGACCTAATAATCTCATGTGCACGATTGTCAAAGTTTAAAAGACGTTTGATATATTCAAACTCGTCTCTGATTTTTCTCTTGACTCCCATTCCAACATCTAGATTATCTAGATTTACTTCTACTGGAGTATCATGAGCATCACTTACAACAAACTCATTTACAACTTCATCTACAGCACTGTCCACTTCTGGATGCAATGCCATATCACGATAACGACGAATCATCTCAAACTCATTGCGAGCTTGATTATCCGTATCTACATATGTCCCATAATAACCGCCCGCTGCTATGGCAATTGCCTCATCAGCATTAGGAGGGACGGGGGATTGACCCTTCCGACCCTCCTTGCGATTAATCTGGAAGCCAAATAATTGACTCATGACTACCTACTTTATAGTATGCTTCTTCTTTCTATTTATTATACCACAGGAATGTTAGAAACGCCAGCTCTAACTCCACCTTCTGCCTTGAAGTATGAATACTGCCACTCAACTGTAAATTCCTCTATCTGGTCATTGCTATCATAAGCAAGATCAATTTGAGAAACATTAGTTGGGAAGCAATAGAATAGAGTATACTGTCTAAGAACAGATCCTGTTGTAGTATCATCTTTTTCAAGTTGCTTAACTTTTAGATCTGCAGTGTAACCAGTGCTACTATTAGGTGTAAACAACTCAGAAGTATTTGCTTCATGAGTGTTGATCTTATTCGCCCACTCTTCAAAGAATGCACGAAGTTTGAAATCCTTATCGTTGAAGAATGTTACAGTCCAAGTATCAAAGGTGCGGTCACCAGCGATCTTAACTGTTCTTCCACGGAAAGGAACTTCTATTACACCCAAGTTAGAACCTGGTAATGCAGCAGACTTGCACATGATGTTTGTAGTTTCTAGGTCATCAGCACTCTTACCTAATGAACCAGGAAAATTTACATCCACCATGAACATATTGGGTTTGACGCCTTGCCCAACCCTTTGTATAAATGAACTGACATTTGAACTTGCCATTGTTTTTTTACCTCGTTATGTTTTTGTAATGTGATTATCTACCAACTACTTCAGCGAAAGATACGCCAGTTCTTGTAGCAGTAACTGTGACTGTTACAAAGTTGATTGACCTAGTTGGTTTGAGGTATAGTTCTGCAACAAATTCGTTACGATCAATAACCTCTGGGGAGTTGTTACTTTCGTCACAAACGACTAGAAAGTCTGTTACACCCCTGCGTGCTTGAACCTCTGTTAGATAAGAAGAAATTGAGGCAGTAAATGCGTTTCTAGTAATAGAATCATTTTGCTCAAATAATACTCCTTCAGCAAGACCTTTTGCTCTCTTCTCAATATTGAGGAAGAGACGTCTAACATTGATACGATCAAATGCAGATGGAGAAGAAAGAGCAGTCTTGTCTCCAAACAGAATAGGACCAGAGCCAGGAAATGCAACAACAGGGTTGATTGCAGCAGTATAGAGATCATCTCTTGCTGCCTTGTTAGGATTAAATGCAAGTCTAACTACATTTTGTAATCCACCACGGTTAGTTCCTGCTGGTGAATACCAATCATCTAGGATTGCGGAGGTTGATACGCATAATCCAGCAATGTCACCGTTAGTACCGATGTAACGATACTTGTCGTTGAATCTGTCGTATGTGTATTTAATTCCACTATCCTTAACAACATATGAACTAGAAGCAATGTTGTCAAAGAAATCAATTGTATTGCTTAGTTGTAATGCTGGTGTAAGTGCAGTTCCACCTGATGTAGCAATTTGGTTGCCAGTGTAAGGTGAAAGGAATGCGATACAATCTTTTCTTGTATTAGCAACTCCAGCAACAGCACTTGCTTTAGCAATTGTGTCTGTCTCATTACTCATTGATCCACCCATAAGAACAAAATCAACTGTTGTTTCTTCTGTATCTAAGAATGTATTGTATCCAGCAGCAATCTCTCCTGCAGTGTAAGCATAATCATCTGTACCACCTGAGAGATTTCCTCCAGCATCTGTAGTGATATATGCCATCACTTTAGGTGCTGCTGATGTTGCTCCGTAAGATGCTGCTGCTGCACCTGAGTCTTCTCCAGCAGTTGTAAGTTCGTGACCAGCACCAGAACTTGTTAATGCTGCTCCTGCGTAAATGTATTCAGAAAACTCATTAACATAATCTTTCCAGTATGCTGATGCTCCTTCTGGAGTCTTACCATCTGATAACTTAGAGAGGAAAAGAAGTCTTTCTACAACTGTATTAGTTGATGTGTCTACAACTGCAACATGAACTTCATCAGCAGATAAAAATCTTTCTGCTGCGTATGCACTTGTGCCTGGTCTAGCACCAATTGCTTTGTATGTTAAACCTGTGTCACCTATTGTAAGTGCGTTCCAGTCAGATGATGTAAATGCGGATTGAGTAAATCCGTTACCAGTTACTGCACCAGCACCACCATGTTTAATACCAACTGTGTTAGCATCTATAACAACTGTAACTTCGTGATCTGTTGTTGCACCATCACTGAGTGTATCACCAACTGATAGACTGTGACCAGCTTTAACCATTTTACTGTCAGCAACTTTATCAACGATAACAACTTTTAAATTATTACCATCTGTTCCTGCATCTCTTGCTGCAAATTTTTCTGATGTTACTCCAGAATCAAATGCTGCTTCATCTGCAATTAGAACACCTGTTCCAGATTTGGTTGCGTTTTCTACTCCTGTAATTGCACGAACAACTGCTAGTTGTCCACCGTAACGTAGAAATTCAGATGCTACTAACCAGTCAGCAGCATTAGACTCTACTGGTGTACCAAATACTTCTATGAGTTCTCTTTCAGAACCTATGTTTACAATACTGCCTACTGGTCCTTTGCTAAAAGTGGAAGAAAAAGCACCACGAAGGGCACTAGAACCAACAACAACAGCATTGGACAAATCACGTTCTTTAATAATAACACCAGGCGAGACTTGACTTGCCATTTAATTTTACCTCTTAAGATATCAATTTTATCTAAAGTTATTTAGAGTTTTGAATGTCTTAAGAGGGGAAACAACACACGAACACTCTACCAGTCTGGATAATCTGCTAAGTATGGTGGCAAAGGTCTAGGTCTATTTCTCTTTTTACTTTTTCTTTTTGCTACTATTCTTTTAATAGTACAATCTTTACACTCGTAAGAATATGCAGATGGTAAACCTTTCTTTTGTTTCCTAGACATGTAGAAATCTTCTAGTAGATTCTTGATCTGATTACAAGTTCTACACTTTCTGTCTTTGAATAGTAAATGCTCTAACTCAAACTGACTATCAAGATCCATTATAAGTCAGGTAACATATAACCAACTTCTGTTTGCTTGTCTCCATACCAGAAAGATCCATCAGCATCTACAAAAGTGTCATCACCCAGACCATCATCCACAAAACCAAAAGGAGCCATGTCCTGTTCAATTTGATTTTTCTGCTCTTCATATATCCTCCTACGAATATCTTGATCAGTCATTTCTCTAAAGTAATCTTGCATGACTAACCATGCAAATAATACCATACACATGACAAGATCATCATGGTAACCTTCATCAGCTTCCCATGCTTGCTTCTTTTGTATAAAGGTAGTTAGTTCTTGTAGTATATCAAAATCCCAGAACTGTAATTTATCTTCTTCTATAATTGCTTTTAGGTTTGAACATCCTATCTTCTTGACAGTGATACTCATCTTCACACCTAACTGTGTCTTGTTACCTGAGAATCCTTGTCCGACTATCTGCCCTGCTCTACCACGCATGGCACACATGAGTACGTTAGGATATTCTAAATCATAGTTGAGTGTTGCTGCTATTGAATCTCCTATATCGTTTACTTCTACTAACACATAGGGATTGTTATATTCCTTGCATACTTGGAATATTACCGAGGGAAACAGTACAGGCTTAATCTCATTATTTCTGTACTTCGCAACGATCTGGTACGGGAGAGTGGTGATATCAAACACGATGAAAGCACTATAGTCGCCACCGATTCCTCTGGCAACATCAACAGTAATAATATATTCGTGATCCTCTTCTGCTCTCTTAAAAACGTCAAGTCCTGCATTGCTTGCTATTGGGTCATTGAACGGGATACATTGTAGTTTAGATGGACTAATAAGTGTGTCAGCAGATCCAAGAAAGTCACATTCAAACTCCTGTGCAAACTGTCTTTTAGATGTGTTCTTTATTGTCTCTTCTTTCCACTTGGCATCTCTGCCTGGCACTTGTGACCAATGTACTTCATTAGTTATATAATCATTCTTATCATTCCTAGCATCCTCCCACATCTTATAGAAATGGTTCATACCATTAGGAGTAGATATGATTATGACTTTAGTTGATTTACCAGAAGTAATAGTAGGATATACCGATGCAAAGAATTGTTCTGCGACATGGTTAGGGACGAATGCAAACTCGTCA